ACTATTAGGGAGGTCCGGCATTAATGAATGAGAGTCATTCGCGACATTCCATTCACGCATCACGTCAAAAATTACCCAATTAGCGTCAAAACTCGGACCAGTTTTTTTAATCAGGACCCATTGAGGCTCGAACCCACAGTCAATTTCTTCCGCTCCACTTGTTCCGGTGTAACTACCGCATTTGATGATCTTTTCGTCACCATCCGTGCCAAAAACAGCAGATGCTGCGTCACTACCATCAGCAAAAATGTAGGCAATATGCTCGTCATCAAGTCTGTTTACGTCACCTTCAGAGCCAACAGTAAAATGTGTAGAGGTTGGATTAGTTTGATTCCAAGTATTTTCGTGTTGAGCCTTAAGTGCATCATCATCCAATCTCAAATAATGGTTGTTGCCCATACCTGAGTGGTAACAGCGCCAAGTTCTTCCGCCCGTGTCATCTAGGTTTTTAACGATAATAAAACCAGGAACACAGCCTAAATTGTGTGGAATAGATTGTGGGGTACTGCCTGAGCCGGTATATTTGACTACATCAAAGAACCCCGGCGCTTTGCGGAAGGTCCAGGAAACATTGTCAGAGTAAGTTCTATTATTTAATCCACCGCTTGAATCATCTTTGCCAACAACAAAACCAGTATTGTTAAAAGTTACAGTTCTTTTAGAAGAAGTCCCATCTACTTGTGCCCACGGGTCATTAGTATGCAAATAATAATGACCTTCACGTTCTGTGTCAAACAGCCAGTGGCTATAATTAACACCTCGGTTTTTAAGCCAAACTAAACCACCTTCAGTCAAGTCGATGCCATTGTCAACCGTAACTGTTGCTGCAGGCGGACTCAGGTTGTATCCACCATCGCCTTCCCACAAATAAGTGCTAAACACGTCATCGACGTAGAGCTGATCGCCACCTGCCGCCCCGGCGGATGCTTCTTTAAGTTTATCTCCTAACATCAGACATAGCTCCCAACATAAGCACCGTAGAGAGTTGAGCTAACTTTCCAGAAGACAAAGGTGTCTTTTGCAGTAACGGTAGGCGCTGCGTTACCAGAACCAGTAACCCAAGTAATGCTGCCACCAAACCAAGTGGGATTATTGGAATCTGCACCTTCAAGATGCAACACAACGGTTTGACCTGATTCAAGAGAATCAGTAAATGAGGGAGCACCACTCAAGACAAGAGTTTGAACTGATCCATTTGCAGGATCAAGAGCAATCGAGCCTGTAGTTGTGGTGTGGGCGTAGACACCTTCTTTCAGCTCTCCAAAAGTTTGTTGAGCGGTGAAAGTCTGAGCTACGTCAGTTTTTGCAGTGTCAGGATCGGCTGCCTGAATAGTTGGGCTGCCGCTTGCAAGGTCAACAGCAATACGTGCATCGATTTCATTGTTAAGAGCAGTGCCAGTTTTAATGTCGTTAACATTGACAGTTTCATCACCACTGCCAGTGTCATATTTAAGGGTATTTACGCGAAGAATTCCGTGTGCCATGATTAGATAATTGTAAGAACAGAGTTTGCAGAGACAGTCACTTCAGCGGTAGATGCAATAGTGATTTGTGGTCCCATAAGACCGTAGTTAGTATTGCCAAGGTACTCCTTGTCAGCACTAATGGTCTGTGGGGTTTCAAGCTGCTCAGAAGTGGTAGCAACTTGGATAAAGCTCAGGTTACCATTGGTGTCACTAGAGAGTGCCAAACCAGTGGTAGAAGGCAGAGCCGTAGGTAATGTCAGGGTATAGGTAGCACCTGCACTGTGAGCAGGTCCTTTGATTTTCACACCGTGACTGTTTTGCTCACAATTCAGTGTGATGTCACCAGAGCCACGGGTTGCGTTACCCTTAACCACAACGCTGCCGGAACCATCAGGGTCCAGGTTGATGTCACGGTTGGTGTTAGAGACGATAGAATACGTCTCAACATCCAAATCACCACCCAGTTCAGGATCAGTATCATCTACAACATTTCCACCACCTGCATTATCGTCTACATATGCTTTGGTAGCAGCATCTTGTGCGCTAGTAGGGTCATCAAGGTTGACAATCTTATTAGTTTGTGCATCCAGTTGACCACCAAGTTGAGGTGTAGTGTCGGTTACAACGTCAAAGGCAACAGAACCTCCGCTAAACGACACAAAGCCCGTACGTTGGTCTACTTGGAAGAAATCACCAACGGAAAACTTACCGTTGTGATCTGTTGTAGCAGTCCACACCTTACCATCGTTATCTTCAACAACCTGATTATCTTCTACAGGGACACCACCATTTTCAGGCAGTGCATTGTAATTAGTACCACTACCGACGTATTCCATCGTGTGACCGCTAGAAGCGATCATAGAACGTAGAAAGAATTGAACGTTATTAGTGCCGGTATTAACTTGAGCACTAAATCCTAAATTTTCGCTTCGGTTGCTTGTATTAGGACGGCTAATTGTTACAATCCAATCACCAGTGTAGCCGCTCGGGTTAGCATCATAAGTTGATTGATCTTGAGGAACAGTATTAGTGATTGGGTAAATTTGAGCACCACTATTAACCGTCAACAGCATGTTAGTACCTGGTCGTGTTTTAGTACCATGCCAGGAAGCATCAGCCACACCGTTACTAACACGAATAGTAGTATCATTAACGTTAGCTTGAGTTACACAATTAGCAGTAAAAATGTTAGTAGTAGATTTACCATTTGCAACCAATCCCTCATCGCCAAAATCAGTAGTAGACGCAGCCAGGTTAGCTTGACCACCATTCAAAGTTTTGATGTGGTACTTGTTAAAGAAAGCATAGCTAGAGGTGCACTGTGCATAACCGTTGTTAGTAACAAGGATGCCAGGACCATTCAGACCAACATGGGTGTAGCTGTCTGCAACCATTGACCGGAGCGGGCTTGTAGTTTTCGGTACAGAACCGTCAATAAGCATACCGCCACCAGTAGGTGCAGAATCAGTGTCACCAGCAGTACCACCACGCGGACGGTGAGCACGGAGATCATTGTTATCAATCTCACTGTCAGAAAAGTTAGTACAATTCTGGATGTAAGGAGATTTAGAAAGATAACAGTTGTTATAAAGTGCAAAGTTCCAACCTTGACGTGTGGGTAGAACTGAGTCCAAAGTATTAGTACCGGAGCTACTGGCTTGCATACCAGTCAACGTCAGGTTTTGGATAAACGAACCACTGTTTAGTTCAAACAATGCATTGTTACCATCAGCATGATCGCCTTGAGTAGCAACTGTAGGATGTACAATAGTGCTACGCAATGCCATACCAATAATGGATACATTACGACGTTTGATCTGAATAGGTGCAACTTCCTGGTAGACACCAGCAGCAACAATGACGGTCATACCATCACCACCGCCAATAACAGGGATTTGCAAACCAGATCCACCACCACCACCAAGATTAGAATCAGAGGCAGATAGTACGTCACCAATTTGATATTCCTGAAGCGTAGCGTTAGAAACACTGGTTACAGCAGTAACAGCACCACCAGAAACTGTAATATTTGCTGTCAAACCTGAGCCTGTTGTACCACCTGTCAGTGCTACACTTATGTATTCGCCGTCAGTGTAACCACTACCACCGTTAAATCCATCAGACGATTCTGTAGAAACTGCAATATCAGCGTTAATATCGTTAATAGCACCTTTAATAGTCAGTTTAGGACCACTAATACGATGACCAGTTTTAGAGTCATCACCACCAGCAGCATCAACGTAAATGACTTTATCTTGTGTACGGAATGAACCGCCAGAAGCAACATCTAGCCAGGCAGAACCGTTCCAAACCTTAAGAGTCTGATCATCATCATTCTGCAACCAGGTCTTACCAATCTCCCAATCTGAACCAGCAGGAGTAGTAGTTTGAACAAGGGTGTCAAAACGTTGAGCCGCAGCCGATGCAGTAAAGATATTGTTATCAGCAGGGGCTGGAGAACCAGCATTCTGCTCAGCATAGCTAATCTTATCGTCGTCTTTAATCTTATCAAGATCGACAGAGCTGTTAGTCAATCCAATAGTAATAGTACCATCACCATCATCGGTGATAGACACTCCATCAGTTCCTGCAATATCACCAGTAATAGCAGCATCGATCATATCATCGATCTTAGCTGTAGTAGCAATAGTAATATCGTTGTTAGGATTACTTTCTGATGAAGTAATAATGTCAGCAGGCTTGATACGATCAAGATCGACTGATCCTTCAGCGATACCAAGTGTTACCTGACCACCAGTTGCAGACTTTTGAAGACCAGTGCTGTCAACTAGAACATCAGTTTCAACTACATGATCAACATAATCTTTAATAACACCTGTAGTAGGCAGTGCTACATCATCATCAGGAATTACATTGTTATCAGTAGCTAGTTCTGCTTTCGTATAAGTTTCTGTTGCTTCATCCTGAAACCGCTGATCCATCGCAGCAGTAGTAGCAATCTTTGCATCACTACTAACCCAGGTTTCAGTAGAATAAACAGTTTCGTCAAAGTTATCCCAATAATAATCTTTCAGATATTGATCGACATCATCAGGAATACCTTGACAATTAGACTCCTGAACAGCATAACGAAGCTGCTCAAAGTTCTTGTTCAGGTCATCAGAACGGATGGCTGAACCAGGGTTAAACAGAGCACGGATGTCGTCAACCTTAGTGATCCGCCGGATCTTAACGTTGTCAACAGTAGACTCATTAGGGTCAACAGGGGTGGCTGGAGACGGGGGCGCATCACCCGTAAACTCTACAATGGTAGGGTTAGCATCAGTAATGCGCCAAGGATAGGTGCTATCTGTCGTAAGTTTTTCGTCGTATTCTTTTGTTACCGCGTTCCAAAAATAAACGTGGATTTCAGATTTAAAAATATACGGGAAGTCAAAAGAGAATTGTGTTTTTGTCCCGTTTCCAGCTTGAATTGTTTGTACGTCAGTGCACGCCATGTTGTTTAATAACGATTAGTTGGGATAGGCATAATGCCCTGTTCAGCACGTTGATCATTCATCTTCTTAATCATAATACGTTGATCAATCGCATTACGCATTTCAGAATCTAAGTTGTTATATGCAAGCTCTTCTGCGTTCTTTTGTGCTTCACGAAGCATCATGTGAATCTGATCATACTTACCAATAGGTACTTCATCAGAACCAATAAATTGACGACGCATGGTTTTCAGCTCATTAATAGTATTACGAGCTTCAGCTGTCTTAGCGATACGATTGATCTCTTTTCTAAAGAAACCCATACGACCCATTTCAGCATTCAATGCGTTACGTTCGTCTGCTAGCAAATCAACGCCTTGACGTTTCTTAAATGCAGAAGATACATCATATTCAATGTCATACAGAAACCTTTCCTCCTTCGTCATAGCTGGATGGATTTTGATAGGAGAACCAGCGTTCCAAATACGTTGTAGCATACTGTACTTATTAGGGGCTTCACCACTAACAGGACTGATAACAGTAGGCAGGCGGTTTGTTTGATCAACCAATCCAATCAACTGGTTACGATTGGCTAGTTGTTCAATGATATTATTGTTAAAATCTTTCAGACCCCCGTCAAGGATTCGACCAAAACTATTACGAGCACCAGCCAAAGGGCCGAGTGCGTTTATTTGACCGGCAACAAAACGGTTGGCTGCATACTCATTACCACTCATAACTTCAACCAACGGACGCAATGCTGAAATACCAGCAGGATCCGTCAGGGCAGCAGCGAGGATAAAGCTTAGTTTTTCAAATGCATTTTCAGTAGCTGCTTCACCAAGCATGTCAAAGTTATCTGCTACGTTAGCCACAGCAGCAACCCAGTTACTTAGACCAGGACCAAGAATTTCGTTGTACTCAATCCGTACACCACCAGGTCCAATAACAGAACGTGGTTTAAATTGGCTATTTTTACGACGTGCTGCGTCAAGCTGACGGTCAACAGAACCATCACCAGTAACACTAAACAAACCATCGCCAAACATCTTGTCCTTAATAACACTGCCGATTACCATAGAAGTAAGGAAAGTACCTATCGCTTTACGTCCAAGTGTACGGTTCTTAAGATCAATCAAAGTGTTAAGCTTTGCCACTTCGTCCATTTGATCTACCTTGTGACCACGTGCCTTTAGGATACGTTCCATAGTCTCAGGATTTTCCATAAAGGTTTGTACTGACGTATAAGCCAGATCATTAACATCTTGTTGGAAAGATTTTAGAGGAGCAGGAAGGTAATCATCAGCAACACGGACAATGTTCATCATCGTTGTAGGGAACGTGAGGAACGGTGTTAAACCAGGGATAGTACGAATAAGCTCACCGACGCTTTGACTAAGACCAGTATCAAGGTTAAGTGCAATATCAGCGTTGCTATATTTAACAGCTTTATCTTTAATCAAACCATCAGCACCAAACATGCTGTTGTATTCAGCATCAGCTAGTTCTTTGATACGAGCAGGTGTAGCAGATTCGCCAAGTCGTTCTAGCTCATCCATTGCACGGAAACGTGCTTGACCATTAGCAAGGGTAGCACCAGTCCAAGCATCAAAGCCGGTAAACAGGTTAGGCACCAGTCGGAATACAGGATCAGCAGCCATAGCTTGCATCTCTTCGTATTGCTTGACTAGGAATTTAAAACCACTTCTACCACGTGCAGCCTCTTGTTCAGCAATAAATCTGTACTGCTCTAGTTTTTCCTCTTGTTTAATTACAAGATCAAGACGGGACTGTCCTTTAACAGAATTAGGGTTTTGAGATGCTTTTGCAAACATCCTACCTGCATAAGGCAATGCCTTCTTTTGTGTGTCAAAGATAGCACTATAAGCCATCCAACCACGTTGCAATGCTTTCATGTCTTTACGAAGCAAGGCACCACCAAAGTATGTCACTGGCTCAGCCACAAGACCACTGATGTTACCGTACAAAGCTTTAGCTGCAGTTTCAGCAGAAGACAGCAAACTGTTAAAGTAGTTAGACCTTACAGCCTGTGCAATAATGTTAGGTGATTCGGGGTTAGTATCTACAAGAGGACGGAAATTAACAAAGCTGTTAAGGATATCCTCGTTCATCTTTGCAATGGTATTGATGCGACCATCGCTAAGTTCATACAGCTCAAGGAAAGAATCTAGGATGTCAGGACGGTTTTCCTGCAACCACATCCAGTTTTCAGTAAATTTCTCACTGTCAGACTGGATCTGTCGTAGTGCAGTAGGGTAGCCTTCTTTGATTTCTTGTGCAATCTGCTCAGGCGATTTAAACAGGTTCTTAGCTTTCTCACCAAGCCTAGCAAAACCTCTTTTTTTAACAGTAAAGTAACGAGTAGAGCCTACCAGTTGTTGCAGAAAGTTGATCTTATCAAGGATCTGTTCCTGAGCCTGCTCAATAGCAATAGAACCACGGTTCAACCGCATACCTTCAGCAAGGTCAGCAACCTGACCAGCCATAGACGTTGCAGTATATGCTTGAGCACGTGCAACATCCATACCTTGGAATTGTTTTACCAAACTATTAACAGAGCTAAGTGCATCCGTATAACCATCTTGAGTTAGTACCTCAACACCAACTTCGTTTTTGTAGATCTGAGGGTCCAACATCCGACGCATGTCGTCAATAGTAGCAGTAGGATCAAACAGTTCTAGGACAAGGTTGTCACCAGCTCCAGCTACTTCATCAGCAGATACAGTAAAATCATCAGCAACCATACCAACACGGTCAGCTTCTTTGAGCTGTTTGGTAAGACCAATAGTAATCTCTTCTACACCACCAGGAGTCTCTGCACCATACTTAAGTGCAGGACCACTAATGAAGTTACCGAGGCGACCATTAACAGTACCTTTGTTAGTCTGGATGCGTGCAGCATCAACACTAGCACCAACAATACCAAAGTCGTCTACTGTACGGACACCGGTTTCACGGAAATCGTACAGGTCATGTACACCTTTAATGGCTACGTTTGGATCATCTGTTTTACTTGCGTTGTAGTAACCAAGCTCATCCAGTGCTTCGTCCTGCTTAGCCTGATATTCAAGCATAGCCTCTTCAGGTACTTCACTGGTAGCTTTAGGTTTGTTAGCAGCAAGATATTTAACAGCCTGATCGCTTTCACCAACAATCTTAGGTGCGTTTTTAAATACGTCTTTGACTTCGCTAACGGCAGATGCAAACTTACCAGCGAATCCAATCATTGGGATCATAAACCCCATAGCTAGATCTTCGTTAATACTCTTCTGCCGTTTAAGGTCAGGGCTATCACCAGCAAGGGTAGCCCAGTTGTCAGGAATAAAATCCATTGTTTCAGGGAAACTTTGCTTGATTTGACCAAGCAGGTTATCACCTTCGTATTCAGAAGACACAGAACCAACAGCAACAGAAGCGCCCGCTTCGATACCACGGCTACCTACAAACTTCATAAAAGCTGTATTGCCTAGTTGGTTGATCTTAGCTGTTGGTCCTAGCTTAGTTATAGCTTGGGCTTGAGCACCACGTCCCAGCGCCATACCAGCACCTTGGAATGCCATGGTGGGGAAGACAACGGACGAGATGCTTCTAACAATACCAGCTACTTTGTTTTCATAGGGCGTTGCTTTGGGTACTTGTGGTACACCATCGGGCAGGAAGAAGTTAATAGCATCAGCTGCAAAATCAGCAAGACCAGTAACGGCAGCCATGTCAAGCTCACCGCCTTCTTTCCTAATCTGTTCTAAATCAATGTTGCCTTCTGCGTCTCTGTATGGACCTTCCGTAGAAGGTGCAGAAGTCTCACCTTGTGGTGTGGCTTGCGCTGCCATAGCAGCTTGTGCGGCGTTTTGCTCGGGCACTGTAAGCTCCTCTTGAGGTGCTTCCAATCTCTGCTCGATCTCTTGGATCTGCTCATTAGAGAGTTGGGTCTGGCGCTCTTGCTCATCCAACACAAAATCCTCACCTAGGTTAGAGTATTCTGAGGGATCTTTCATTGGTTACATTAAATGTTTAATTACCTCTTACCGTGGAGGAAAGAGTATCGGTCTCCATTGGGCAGTTCAATAACTACATAATCACCGTGCTCTGTCGGTGTACTTGAAACAACTGACGCACCGTTTTTAAGGAAAATTTCTGTTCCTGATTCGAGTCCATAGTCAATACCATGACTACCTCGTGCTACATGCTCATCAAAATTATCGCCAACATTATTTGTTAGTTCACGAATCTGACCAAGCGAAACCTGTCCAAATTCAGGATCATTTACGACAACATACTCGTCAAGTGCATTAGGTTCAAACCTACCACCATCAACCCGTTTCACATCAAGGTGCGGTCCAGTTGATGTAGGTCCAATGTTTCCAGAGGTATAAGCACGTACCATGCTGGGACGCATAGCATTTGCTACTCTACCGGACATCTGTGCACTAGCACGATTAATCTGTGCAGGTTCTTCAGACAAGAATAGTTTACGCATTGCAGGGGGTGCTTCATCAACCAACATAGTTACTGGAGATGGTGTAAGCAATGGTTTATTAACCCCAGTCGCAGCATTGTTTGCCATGCGATGTGCATTGTAAAGCTCGCTTGGCTTAAGACCAAGAGTATCTGCCGCTTGAAGGATACCAGGTGGGTATTGAATAGTACCTGCTAAAGATGATGTATAAGCAGCATCCATTTGATTGGCAGTAGCTAGTGCAAACGGTTTGTCTACCACACTTGCTCCATGCTTAAGCAACTGCTTATTAATGTAGGTATTCATCTCTGCCACTTCACGGTCAGAAGATTCGATGTTAGGGAACACCGGGCGGTTGTTATCGCCTAGACTGGGGTCGATATAAAAAGGACTTGACTTATCACCATTACGACCAGCATCGACCATTTTTTCAACGGCTTCTTTTGCTCTAAGTGGATCATTAGTTAGCTTCAGTTGTTTGAGGTACTCACTCTCAAGACGAGCTTGTACCAGGAATGTTTGAGGACTACCCTGCTCTTCGTTAGGGTTAATCTTAGTCAAAGATCTAGCAGTAGCTTTAAAACCCTTCTTAATACCTAACGCTTCGTCTCCATACTTCTTCAACTCTTGCTGTTCATAAGCAGCACGGGCTGTTTTTTGCAATGTAGGATCTTGGATGCTATTAACAAAGGTAAGATCAAGATTGCCAAATTTAGTCTTTTGAGCGACTAGGTTTTCAACAATGTCCTTGTTTTTCTTAATAGCTTCACGCTCAATGTTTGCAATAACAGTAGGTACGGTCATACCTTTGCTGTGATAACGTTGCTTAACAAGCATTGCAGCTTGCTCAGGGTTTTCGTTATAAGCAGTTATAATGTTATTGATATTAGCATTCAACCATGCAGCATCTTCTGCTTTTTTCAGATTGTCCTCAGCGTTTTGCAGTTTAACAAAATTAGCTTGACGTTGTTTGATACCAGCAGCACGACGGTTAGGCCATGTATCACCGTACTTTTTACCATCACCATTAATGTCTAGATTATCGATGACTTCTAACGGGACGTTGTTATTAGCATACAGTGCGACAACCGCATCGTGAGCTTTGGCAGCACCAAAGGCTTTACGACGACCATCGAACGCCAACGCAATAGCTTCAGTCGAACCAGCAGATTCAATATCAGCATACCGCTGCTCCAAAGCAGCATCTAAACGCTTCTCTTCCTCAGCCCTAGCATTACTAACCTGAGCATCACCATACTGGTTGATCTTTTCTGCAGCATCAGCTAAATACAAAGGATCCGAAAATCCCATATATTTAAAAGTATCGACCTTAGTCTTTTGCTTAAGGTCTTGCATTAAGTATTGGTTAGACCTAGCCTCAACACCAGTATATGTCTGACCATTAGCAGCAGTATAAACCTTATCTGCATCCTGCATACGCGCACTAAGCGTAGCAGTGAAGACTTGATAAGCCGCTCTGTTGTCTAGGACTTTAGCCTGAATACCTGAGTAAGCAGGGTTGCTTAGATAACCCTTTTTAGTGTCAAGAGGGTCTTCATTACTTGCAGCCGCATTTGCTGCAACCTCAGCGTTATAGGCGACACCGCCACTTGCAAAGTTATTGCCAGCTTCAATGTATTCCTCAAGTGATTGGGGGTCAAATGCTTCGAGAGGGATAGCAGCAGCGGCAGCAGTCTGATCTTCAATCATCTGCTTGGTGCGTCTAGCTGCAGTCTTTTGAAGACTCTCGCTAAAATCTACCAAGCTACCAATAATACTTTCTGTAGCAGCAGCATCTGTTGCAGCTTGTTCTTGTGCACCTTGGATATTAGCAATCTTTTGCTCGCTCTCATTTTTGAGATTCTGCATTTGGATCGCTTGGTTTTCTTTTGTAATGCGCTCAGTGTAAGCAGCATTATCTCGCATTGCTTGGAGATTTTCATCACGCTGTTCTTTTTCAGCACGACGACGCCGCTCCATACCTTGGATAATCCGGTTGCTTTCTTCACGCATCCGGGAGATACCCTCTGTACTCAGTTGTTGTGTTCTAAAACCCCTGCTTCGTGCAGAGGGGTTGTATTGGATACGTGCCATAGGTTAGTAGATGTTTCTAGATATATTTGAGATTGGTGCTTCAGACCCGCCGCCGTAACCGCCGCTGTTACCGCCGCTGTTACCGCCGTTGTTACCACCACCACCAAAATCAATACTAGCAATCGATGCAGCTCCCTTACCAATACCAGAGATAAGAGGTGCCCATACGCTTTGCTGTTGAGCTGGCGGGACAAATCCAGGAATAGCTTCCATACGCTCAACAAAGATACGCTCAGGTGGTTTTTCAGGACGAGGAGCATATGACAAACGTTCAGGAAATAGCATCATACCAGCCCTAGTATTGATGTCAGAAACCTGACGCTCAAGACCAATCTGTTGAACATTACGTACAGTAGCTGCAATAGTGCTCTTCATGTTTTCCCTCATAACATCGAGATTAAACTGAGCACTTTCTTCAGCATTTTGGATAGCATTATCAATACGTTGCAGGTTAAGACCAACGCCTGCCTTTTGGAGACTAGCATCAGCATTAAGCTCTGCCATCTGAACAGCAGCTTGCTTATACTTACCAGACAATTCAGAATCAAGTGCCATCAATCCACGATGCAGTTCAGCCATGTTAGACTGTACAGCTTTAGCAGTAGATTTACCAGCTTGACCAGCTGCTTGAATAGAACCTTCAGCAACTAAATTTTTAACCATTTCAGACTCTTTTGTTAAAGCACTTTGAGTCATCAACTGGTCAATAGCATTCTCGAAACCTACGTTACCAAATGCTTGCCTAGAACGGATACCTTGTATTTTTTGAAACTGCTCCTGTCGATTGATGTTCTGCTCAACATAGGTTTGTTTGAGCGCATCTTTCGATTGTCTGTGTTGAAACTGCTGTTGGATAAAAGCTTCACTAATAGCATCCTGTTCTGCTTGAATACCTAGAGCAGCAGCTTGAGCGTTCAATCCAAGCTGTGCATTACCAATTGCTGTGCTTTTTTGGTACTGTTTAAGGGTTTGCAGGTATTCATAGTCTTGAATCTCAGCACCACGTTGCCAGTTTTTCAAGCTGGTTTCGTAGCTATACTCACGCATTGCGTAGTAATTAGCCTTGTCAGCAGCATCAAGTTCAGCGTTATGCTTGTTTGTAGCTTTCGCAACTTTTTTCTGAAACTTTTCTTGTTTTTTCTGTGCTTTTTTAGCAGCAGCATTTTGGGAAGAGGCTTGCCGGGAACCCATGATACCACCAGCAATAGCAGTCACCCCACTGATAGCAGCACCAATCCAGTGCATCTCCAGACCAGATACAGACATCTGTTCGTCTAGGAGGTTATTAACTTTTGGATTAAACATTAAGCCCTCCTATAGAATCGTGGAGAATAAATACCCTCCCACATCATTGACACCAACGATACAGGGTATGGAAAATCACTTGTCACTTTTAATTCAAAATTAGTATTACGTTGATGGATGGGGACAATAAATTGTCTTTCATCTTTTACAGGATTGCTATCAGCACTGTACCGATCACCATCAGCTGTAGACTCTACATTCTTCCATTCATTAGATCCATCAGCTTTTACTTTGAACCGGATAGCACCAGTTCTACCGACAGAGAATTTAACTCGTGAAATAGTTAGAGCAGCAGTGAAGTCAGTTGTGTTAGGTTGTGGTCGGTAGTAAAACTTAGGTAGTGTTACTTCAAAGTCATAACCGTAACCTACGACAATACCATCGGCATAGTCAGTAAATTTACCTTTAACTTCAAAATAGCGATAACCTGTACCACTTTCCGTACGCTCTTCTGCGGCAGCATAATAGCCAGCATCAGCATCAATCACAGCAGTTGTATCTACATCTGCCTCAGGGACGCTTAGCAGCATGATAGCTTGCTTCTCGTTAATAGGTGTGTAAGGTACATAGACCTTTGTTACATCATTGGTCTCATCATACACCACCGCATCGACGCCTCCAGCAGGGCTGACGGGGCGTGTAGCCATGTCTAGGCACGGATTACCTGTCATGCTAGTTGACGTTGCTACAACGTCTCCTGTGGGGATCTGGTCAAGGGTTACTTTACCAATGGTGTATTCATCTTCATGCTGAGATACAATGATAACATCGTCATCAATAATATCTACAGCTTGGATGGTAGTAGGTAGTTGCCACTTAGTCCATGCTTGGAAGAGATCTTGCTCACCATTATTGTAGAACCTATAGAGGTAGATATAAGATGAAGATCTATCTGTCAACATGACGACAGAGTTCTGCGGACTGACAGCAAGACTATCAATAGTATTAGGAATCCACTCTAGAACTGTTTTACTAATGTCAACCACAAGTGGGCTTTGTTCAATCTCCCGAAGCTGCAAAGTAAATAACTTAGCATAACCCGGTACTGTATTAATGAAACCTGTTGTAGTTCCAATATCCACAGGAGGAATGGTAGCGTCCATTTCATAGTTAGAAATCGCCCTAATAAGTGTTGTCTTAGGTGTTAGCGTAGTCGCACTGGTAGAAAGCACCAGGAACTGCTGCCTAGCACTAAACAACAGAAGACCTTGTGGAGAAGGTAGGACATCAGTCAAGACGACAGGTCTAACACTAGCTACGTTCAGGTCAACAGGATCAGCATCGGTCTGTGCTAATGCAGATTTAACAAAGAAGTTAAACGAATCATTAGCTCTACCAAAGAAGATGTTATCCTCTGAAAGAACACCAAACCTATTGTTGTAGAAGAATGTTGCGTTTATAGGATAACCGATAAACGAAGGTGTTGGGCTGCTGTTATCGTCACCAACCTGCCTTGCTGTCCAAGGAATCTGCTTAAAAATAAATGTAGTAGCACCTGTATTCTCTAACTGATAAGGCATGGTAGCAGCATCGAGCCCTGGGGACGCATCCCTAGCGACTGCTTCTTTCCAGAACCCCTTACCACGTGTCCCGTTATATGCCTCGTACTCTAGATAATAATCATCTTCTGCAGAACTTGTATTTGTAATTTTTACATGATGTCCATTAAAAGATTCTGCAGGCAAGTCACCAGCATCTTTTACACTATCCTGAAATACCTCAAGAGACAGGTTAGCAAGACCACCTTTTCCTTCAATAGTAAATGCAAGAGGTGTGCCAGTGGGTTGCGTGTAATCTGTAACTACAGCATTTGTACCTGATGTACGCTTAATTACAAGGCTATTCGGGTATGCCTCTAGCGACCATACTCCATCAAAATCAGAGTTGTTTGCAGAGTGTTGTGCATCAATTGTAGCCTTAATAGCATCAACCAAGTCGTGGTTAGTATTTACATGCGCACTATCATATAGAAGAAAGTCGTCATATGTAGACGTGCTTTGCGCAGTAACTTCAGATTTAATACCTTGAATAGTTACTGAATAATTATAGTCAGCAGTAAGTGTTACCAGTTTAACTGTAGCTACAGAATTAGCAACATACGTACCAGCTGCTTGCATTGCAGTGGTAACTGTTTTGTTAGTGATAACAGTAACATCCTGCACACTACGGAAGTGGTAGTCTGATTGCTTAGTACCAGTCAGGTAAGAAGCACCATTGTTAGTTACTGTACAAAAGGTGCCATCAGCTTTAGTCCATACATAAATGTTAGAACCTTTAATAGCACCAATATAAGAACCTGCATCATCGCGGTCAATAAAGAACCATGCAGCATCAGCTAGTTCTGCCTTGGTAAATGCATCACCGTTTGCTTTCTTAAGTACGTTAACATGCTCCATACCAGGTCTTTTAAGCAGACCATAGGTTGGATCAGGGTATCCATTAACGCATTCAGTAACCTGATTAATTAGTTTTTTGTCATCATTCTGGCGGGATACACCACCAAGAAAATTAGGAGTTGTTTGAGTTACTGCTGGCATTAGCGTTGTAGGGTATGGAACGGCTTATATGGTCGATAGAAGTTACCATGACTAGGTGAGCCAAAGAAGGAATAATCACCCTGGTTACACTCATACTCCAAAGCTTGAGAACGTGTAACAGCTTCTTTCTGTTGCAGGATTTGGTATTGATTAGAGTCACCAATAATACGGCTAGACACAATAGCTGCAGCACGTGCAACGATGTGTGCTTGGATTGGTGCAGGAATACTTTCCCAATCAAAATACCATACAATGTCTACATAGACAGTCTCTGCTGTCCACTTATAGCTATGCTTTTTCTTGTCGTAAAGTTTACCTCCACGGAATACAGCATCCTTTTCAATGTTTTCAGGGTAGCCCTGGTTTAGATCCATTTGCAGAACATCGTCTGGGATGTTAATCTCGTCGTTAGAATCAGGTGTAATTTTATAATCAAACTCAGTATTATATGACCAGCCTTCAGCCTGTACTTCACGTGAGACTTCCCTCAGGGTGTTGAGTGCAATCGCAACGTCCGGGTTGGTTTGAGTTTCAACTCTAGTTGTAACCTTGTTCTGTGTTAGTGCACGCTCAGAAATAGTCTGTGAGATATTGATAGTATAAGTATATGTCACAGGGGTAGTAGCTTGTTGCACACCATCCACAGCAATAGAGGTACCAGTAGCTACACCTGTACCACCAATATATGTACCAACAGGAATGTTAGCAGTTTCAGTGGTTAGAGTAGTACCAGAAATAGAACCAGTAAAACGGTCTACCTCATTGATTACAATAGTTTCTTCAGTTGTCAACGTGGTTACAGGAGCCTGACCAACTGACGCCAGGATCTGATTAACAGCTTTAAGCTCAGGCATAATTGCAAATGAGTATTATTCTCAATAAAGAATTAAAAAAAAGGAGCCTCCGAAGAGACTCCCGTATAATAAAATACTATCAGGCGTTAGCAGGATAGGAAGTACCAAAGGCACCATCAGCAGCAGAACCTGCATACAGCTCAACACAAGCAGCAGGGTTCAGGAAGTCTGCGCCCATGGCGAGACGACCCAGGATCACGTCACCCTGGTAGATGGTAGAAACGTCGCCACTGGTGACTTGCACCTGAGGGGCGATGGCTTCCACACAACCTGCGCCTTCACGTTGGAAGATCAGACCACAGGAAGCATCGAAGGCATCTTGACCACCGTAGTTGTTATTGAGACCGTTACCAACGGTACCAACCTCCAACTCAGTATCGCTACCAACAAAGTCGCCAGTGTTGCCAGGATTCTTAGGCAGAGTAGCACCATCAGCAGAATACTTAACACCGTAGTTACCCAGGAACGGAATGTTCATGGACTTGAAGATCTTGATACCAGCGATCTCAACGACACCCTTACCGGTCTGCAGGCCAGTGCCTTGCTCGTCACGGTTGATCAGTCCGTTGTTGCCAACTTGCTGAATCAGGGCATAGTATTGGCGAGGGTTGAGGACCCCGACACGCCCGTCTTGGCTGACACCCTTTTCGTCAAGAGCAGCAGCTGCATTGTAGAATGCAGTTACCAGCGCCTGGGCATCAAAAGCATCTTCAGCAGCTCCACCAACTTGAACCTGAGTACCACCGGGTTCCTCCATACTTTGAAGGGCATTACCAGTACCAGTAGACTGAACAGGAGATGCTTGACGTGCACCTTTAGCGATGGCACGGAAGATCAGCCGGTCATATTTTTCGGCAAGAGCGTAGCCGATCTTACGAGAGATCTCAGAACGCATGTCATAATGAGAAAGAGTCTCATCAAGGTCGTACAGGAATGCACTGGAGATCAGCAGATCATCGACCGTGATGGTCTTCTCAGCCACCGGAGGTGCACCATTGGAATCACCCAGGATGCTGTTACCAGGAGTATGGTACTCAGCCTTGGTACGTCCAGTGTAGATAAACTGGAGAGATTTACCGCTGGTCAGAGTACGACGCATAATCAGATCACGAGCGATCGTATTATTCTGGAAACCTTTGAACATCTCTCCGGAGAAGAGTTTCAAATAAAGAGCGCGGGCATCACCCGTCGCGTTAGATTGACCGGGGCGAGTCAGGCTCGCAGCCATGTCAGAAGATTGAAAAGCCATTGTATAAAGTTAAAATGTATTTAGACAGACTTCAAACGTTTGAAAAATTTTTTGTGGTCTATTCCCACCGTCTAGACGGCTAGAGGTATCGGCGTACCGGCTCTAACCAATGACTGGGAGGGGAGTCGAACCCCTCCTACACCATCAGTCGATCTCTTTATACACTACACCACGGTAGCGGAGGGCATCAGTGTGATAGCGCTCTGCACGCTTTTTCTGTGATGCAAGGAAACGAATGAGATTGATAGACATAGTTCGTACAAAAATACACCTAAGCCCCGTTCCATGCTTAGGCAGTCATGCGTCTATAGTTGACTCTAAAACCATGCGGGTAAATTGTGTCTCCAGAAAGTTAATGTCTTCCTGTTCCTGTGGATGACCACCAGGCCATTGCTTTTTGTATAGCCTTAGTGCATCACGGATAATACGAGCACCATTATCGCATACTTGAATGTCAAACATAGATGAACGTACGAATTAATTACTTAAGTTTGTGTTTTTTATAAGCTTTCTCACGCTGAACCCCAGACCTTACAATGTCTGCTACTGGAGATTTATTACTTTTATCTCCAAAGTATCCACGGAGAAATTCAATTGCTTGATCAGATTTACTTTTTTGTTTTTTGGGTTTACCCATTGTATTAACCAATAGTAGGAGCAGTGAGAGCAACAGGAGTAGTCTCAGCAGCCGCCAGGTCGAGGGGGAAGTTGTGTGCATTACGCTCGTGCATCACTTCCATACCAAGACCAGCCCGGTTCAGGATGTCTGCCCACGTGTTAATCACGTGACCTTCACGATCTTGAATGGACTGGTTAAAGTTGAAACCATTCAGGTTGAAAGCCATGGTAGACACACCAAGAGCAGTAAACCAGATACCAACAACAGGCCAGGCTGCCAGAAAGAAGTGGAGACTACGGCTATTGTTAAAAGAAGCGTACTGAAAAATAAGACGACCAAAGTAGCCATGAGCTGCAACGATGTTGTAAGTCTCTTCTTCCTGACCAAATTTGTAGCCATAGTTCTGGCTCACTTCCTCAGTCGTTTCACGGATGAGCGAAGATGTGACGAGAGAACCGTGCATGGCGCTGAACAAAGATCCGCCAAACACACCAGCAACGCCCAACATGTGGAACGGGTGCATGAGGATATTATGTTCTGCCTGGAAGACAAACATATAGTTAAAGGTACCGGAAATGCCAAGAGGCATAGCATCGGAAAAAGATCCTTGACCAAAAGGGTATACCAGGAAGACAGCAGAAGCTGCGGCAACAGGTGCACTGTATGCCACAAAGATCCAGGGACGCATACCTAGTCGATAGCTAAGTTCCCACTCTCGTCCCATGTAAGAATAGATACCAATGAGGAAGTGGAAAACGACAAGCTGGAATGGACCCCCGTTGTAGAGCCATTCATCAAGTGTAGCAGCTTCCCAAATTGGGTAGAAGTGTAGTCCGATG